CACGTTCTGGGCTCCTAAAAGCTCAAGGATCTGCACACAGTTCCAGTGTATTATAATCCACGGCCACACCATATCATTGTGGTTACCTCTATGCATTTGATAGAATTTACGACCTGCAAGTTCATGAAGCGTCCATCTCCCTGGATACTCTCCAATTCTCTCAGCTACCTGTTCTTCCTGGTTCCCAGTCTTATGCCGAAAGTTACCTGTCTCTCTATCTCCGCCAAGCGGTATCTTGACGTCAAATTTCCTCCTTCTATAGATAGTGCTGAAGCTCCAGTCTCGCTCACCAAGTGTTACCTTAGGAGCAAGTCCAGAACTCACAGAAATCACCTCTACCTTTTCCAGAATTTCCTCTCCGTCATCCTCAATGTGGAGTGTTATGAAATCTTCCTCCCAATAAGCAGCAAAAGCGCTACATGAGATTCTCTCTCCATCCACGTAAATTATTCCCCTAGCTGGTCCATCATAACTCACAACCTTGAAGGTCTTGCCCTCGGTATTCCATGAATCAGTAATTCCTCTTCTGCCATGCTTGAACACTCTCCTCTGACTTAGAATTTCTTCTGCGTGAGTGATAGGAGGGTTCAGCGGCACGACTTGTGTGGGGGGAGCGGGCCTAACAGCACTGCCTTGCAGCATGTTGAACAAGTTCTGGAGCATAATACCCATCTCGTTCACTGTAATGTACCCAGGAGCCCTGTCCCTGATCAGTTGTGGAATAGCCACAGCCAACTCCTCGCGGAGCTGGGCAAGTGACACCCCACTACTCACAGTTCCAGTTCGTAGTTCCTGCTGCAGTTGAGAAAGAGTGACGCCGACACAAGGACGGTTCTCTAACTCCCTCCTCAACTGTGCAAGGGTGACTCCTGAGCGCTGGTCTAGTTCATTCTGTAGCTGCTGCAATGTCACACCACCTGTAGAAGTAATCGGTGGTGGAGTTGTCAGTGAAGAACGTGGCGCATGCCAGTGCCCAAGGGTCGTGCTCTCATTACCAGTAGCTGGTCTAGGTCCCGCGAGCGGTAGGACCCAACGATTGTTCACCCTCGTTGGTTGGGTGGTGTCTAGCGCATAAAAGACTTCTACTCCACCTGCGTTATCGTCGCGAGCGTAGTAAACCTCATTTGGCGCCTGCATGTCTAGTAGGCATGACGCAATCTCCCACTTTGCTCTCTCTCTCTCGTAGGAAACAGTGAAGCAGGGGAGCTGCATTTCATACATGCAACTGTTGACAAAGAACTTAAAGGCCTCGAAGTACTCTCTACCATGGAACATACAGTCTTCCAAGGTCATTTGGACTCTCATCTCAAGGTCAGGCATCCAAGCCTTAGCCTTAACGTACCTAACTCTATCAATCAAAGTCTTCTTCTCCAGAGGGGCCATGTACATCCTTGTCGCCTCATCAAACTTAAAAGCACGCTTGAGAAAACGAATCTCATCCCAGGTGCTGAAAGGCTGAGTTTGTGAGCGGGGGTTCTTCTGTCCATCAGTCATCAGAATTCCAAAAGGCTCTAAGCACAAGGCGATTGCTCGCAAGTTATACCAGCTAGCAACCTGTGCTTTAACAGTAACCACATTGTCATCTCCATACACTATAGCCTTGACATGCTTGTCATATGCCTGCAGGTCTGCGAAATCGGGAGCATACTTCTCAGCAAGCATCAACCATGCGACGCGCAAGTAAATCATGTTAACCAGGCTGTTTCCAACAGCAGTCATTGGCATCCCTGATGCCATACCCTGGTCAATCTTTACCTGTACATTAGTAACCTGTGAGACTCTGTCATAAACATACCTCATAAGTGTCTTCCTTGCCAACTGCGTGTAAAAATCACCACCCATGGTCCCATTAGCAATGTCAGCGAAAGCATCCAGAACTGTTGGGTGGATAGTTGAATCAAATGCAGTATAATCTGCATCGAACACTAAGTCGGAGTTGGATTTCAACCTATGTATCATCTCTGTCCATTCCGTACCAGACATTGGGTTGATTCCCACCTGGCAGTCAATCTCATGGCGGTTGTATTGCAGCAGCGCAATGAAGGGGAGGAACGCCGCCCTCTCTGCAAGTAGCAGATCAATGGGTGGGTTCGCAATTCCCCTTGTGGCGGGCTTCTCGAACACTTTAGCTCTCTTCAGTAACTCATCCTTCATGAACTCTTGGAAAACCACATCATCGACCATATAACCTTGTCGTGCAGCGTTCACAATCACATCGTAACGTGTTGCGCACAAGTCATTGGTTAAAACTCTCCGTGGCATACTAGTAGAGTACTCTCCATCTTCCGCAAACAGGCTAGCCTTCTTGTGGAAGCCCATCTGCGAGTAGGGTAGTCCAGGTGAAGTGTGAAAGTTGATAGCGTCAAAGTAAGGTGCTTTTGGCTCACCATTAATGGCTTGCTCGAGTGTAAGCATCTCCGTTGGCCTATACGGGTGATACAAGTGCGAAAATTGAACAGTCAAGTGATCGACTGTCATTCGCAACTTATCCGCAGGCAGTGGCTTAACGACTTTGTTATACTTCCCTAGGATGTCTGGCCTTGGGTCATAGAAATAAGGACTACGTGGGTCCTCAGGCCTCAGTATGGCTGGCACTCTAAAGGGTTCATTTGGGAAAAACCTGTTCAAAGGTGAAGGTTTGTAGGAAGTAAACATAGAACCAGTAGTAGCTTCACGTGGGTCAACCACATTGACGACAGGCAAACCATAAGATGTCACATCAATCATAGGGGCCCAGAATCCTCCTTCCATGCTCAAAATCACTGAGACTGCAGCATCACGCTCCTCAAAAACTGGGGCAGGCAGACTCTCAAATGAGCGCAGGGGCGGCATAATGTCCT